CAGGAAGTACTGCTTTAATGGCGTCATTTGATAATACTCGATCTACTGGTGGATATCTAAGATGGATGGAAAATGGTTCAGCCTCATTCTTTATAGGTACAAGTGATACGGTTGGAGGCGGAACTGGAGGATTCTACGATCTTTACGCGGTTGCAGGCCTAGGACAAAGATTCTTTACGGGTGCGGCAGAGCGAATGCGTATTACTAGTGCGGGCAACGTGTTAATTGCTACTACTTCTACATCTACACAAACCCTTACCTCTGGTGGCGGCACAGTAATAAGTACTCTAGGAGCAATAGCGAGTGCATATCAAAGTCAAAATTCTGTTGATCCAGTAGTTAGTTTAAATAACACTGGTGTAGATGGTCAGATAATTTGCCTTAAAAAAGACGGCTCAACCGTAGGTAGTATTCAGTCCAGAGCAGGTCTTGTTTCTACAATAGTTTTAGACCCTCGTTCTGGGCAAGGCGCAGGTTTAACAGGAGCAGGCGCAGGCGGAGATACACTACGTCACATAACCCCAACTAATGAGTCTGGCGTTGAAGTTAACGGTAAAGTTTCTTTAGGAAATTCATCTAACGGTTTCCGTGACCTCTACCTATCAGGCGCGGCTTACATCCATGACGTTCGATCTACAGGAATCCAATATTTTACACACGCAACTGACGTTAGATTCAGAACGACAGGTGGAAGTGAGCGTTTACGAATAGATAATGGTGGAAATGTTATTTATGGTATGTCTGACATTAACAATACGGAAGGTGGTTTTTTTAGACCAGATGGTAGAGCATCTTTTATAGCTACAGGAGTGTCGGGTGCAACCTTAGAGGTAGCAAGAGGCTCAAACGGAACAGCCATTAATTTTCAGCAGATAAACGGAAACGTAGATGTTGGTTCTATAAGTGTTACAGGAACAGCAACCGCATATAACACATCCTCAGATGCAAGATTAAAAGACAACATAGAAGACGCAAAAGACTCTGGCGAGATCATAGACAAAATTAAAGTACGTCAGTTTGATTGGAAGACAGGCAAGCACCAAGATTACGGCATGATTGCACAGGAGCTTATCTTAGAAGTACCTGATGCAGTATCAACACCAACCGAAGATCACGAGATGATGGGAGTAGATTACAGTAAATTAGTTCCTATGCTCGTTAAGGAAATTCAACAACTAAGGGCGAGAGTCCAAACTTTAGAAGAGGAGAAGTAAAATGGCAGTAACGTGGCAAGTAGTACAGCTCGAAAGAAATTCAAGTGACGATGGTGTAGTCGTTGCACATTGGAGGGTATCAGACTCAAGTGAAGTAGGCAATGGAGATGACGCAGTTCTACACCACGGTAGCTCCTATGGCACCTCTAGCTTTAGCCCAAACCCTGAAAGCGAATCATGGGTAGAATTTGTAGATATTACAGAAGAATTAGCGATTCAATGGTGTAAAGATTCTATGGGAGAAGAAGCCGTAACTTCTATTGAATCTTCTATCGCTTCACAGATTGAAGAGTCAAAGGCTCCTTCAGTAATTGCAGAAGTACCTTGGTAATTAATTATGGCTAATAGACTAACAACACGCGACATTTTAAGTAGGTTAGAAAAACACGAAGATGAATGTAGTATCCGTTATGAAAATATTCAAAGACAGCTTGATAGCCAAAAGAAAGTTATAGACAGAATGCAATTGATGTTGTGGTCAATGTATCCATTTATTTTAGCTTCATTAGCGTTTGCAAATTACGGGTGATTTATGTCTGAGTTTAAATATTTCAAATTGTCAGATTTTGACTGTCAAGAGACAGGCGAAAACAAAATGGATATAAAATTCATTTATAAATTAGACGAATTAAGAGGTCTTTGTGGATTTCCATTTTACATTTCAAGCGGCTACAGATCTCCCAATCATAGTATTGAAAAAGCTAAACAAATTGCTGGTACTCATGCTCAAGGTATTGCAACTGACATTTATGTAAATGGTGGCAGACAGCGTATGCAAATAGTTAGACAAGCAATATCAATGGGATGCTTTCATGGGATCGGAGTAGCCAAAACTTTTATTCATTTAGACACTAGGAATGCTGAGAAATCAGTTCTTTGGTGCTATTAACTAGGAGAAAAAAAATGTCAGAAAACACCATCTCTATTCCAACTTGGGCTTTACCGTTAGTAGTTTCACTTTTTGTAGGAGCTATAAGCTACGGAGCGGCTCAAGCTAATGCACAGGCCACCGCAAAAGAAGTTGAGCGTGTTGAGAAAATTGTTGAAAAAGTACAAGAAAGCACGACCGACAATTCTAAAAAAACAGCTTTAAACGAGCAGATGATACAGCAGATAGCAGATGGGTTATCACAGCAAGTAGAGATATCTAAAGCTACTGATGAAAAGCTATCTAGACTGATAGATTTAATGATTGAAAATAGGCGATGAAATTAGTAATTGCTTTAATAGTTTTAATAGATGGTGTACCTGACGAAACAAAAACAACTTACTACATTAACCCCAATCATTGCGAATACGTTGCCCAAATGCTTACTCGACAGCGCAGATATTATATGGGCGTGGAAGAAGGCACAGTATTTTGTCGCCCAGCTTGGGTAGAAGAAGATACTAAAGTAACTAGAGTAAATGTAATTCCTAAACCAGAGGTCGAAGAAGATGCTGAATAACTTGATTGCACCTGTAAGTAATTTAGTCGGTGGATGGCTTAAAAATAAAGCAGAGCAAAAACAGGCTGAACATAAACGCAAACTTACCATTATTGAAAACGATAGTAGTTGGGAAAAAATAATGGCTGAAAATTCAAAAGACAGTTTAAAAGATGAATTTTGGACTCTCGTTTTAAGCATCCCCATTTTTATGATCGGCTATGCGATTGCATTTGGCGATGTAAGTGTAATTGAAAGAGTTCACTTAGGATTTGAGGCTTTAACAAAACTTCCTGAGTGGTATCAATATCTTTTATTTATTGCGATATCAAGTTCATTTGGGGTACGTGGCGCAAGCAAAATAATGAATCTAAGGAAATGATTATGAGTTGGCTGGAAGACTATAATGGTGATGGTGCTAGATGGTGGCACATGATCGTTATATTGATTCCCGTCATTGGCTTTTTTGTGTATGGTTTTTTCTTGCGTTAAACTTTATGTCCACCCAAATAAAAAAAACTTGATTACTTAAATCCCCACGTATATCCTTTGCGGTTCTGGAGTCGCTCACACGCTATCCCCAGCCAGTGTGGTGGAATTGGTAGACACACGGGATTCAAAATCCCGATAAGTCTTTAAAAACAACCACTTACAAACCGCAAGGGATAGTTAAAAGTGACTCCTTAAACTAAATAAGGAGAAAACTATGACTGTTACCATCGATAAATATTGCGAAGAAAACGCAAGAAACATCTGGTCAAACGAAGAAAACGCTCATAAAAGCTACAGAAAGATAGTTCTTTTTTCTAAATTTTCTGATTTTGACACACGCTTAATAACTGAGTATCTACCATCCCACGTTTATTCTTTTTTTAATTTTTTAGAAGATGAATTAGACTTTTCCGATGCGACAATAAACAGATATCACTCAGCATTAAACTCTGTATTCAAACACTACAATCATCAACATAAAACTGACATTTTACCCAAAGTCTCTTGGAAAAAAGAAGACCAAGGGAGAGTACGTTTTTTTTCAGAGACAGAAATAAATCAACTATTACTTTTTTTTAACAAATCTATTCATCCTTGGATTGCAGATTATGTACTTTTCATGCTTAAAACGGGTATGAGGCGAGGAGAAGTAAATGGCATTGGTTTGACTAAAGAACAAGTCGGCAAGAATGGTTGTTATGGGACAATTTTTATTGACCACAAAACTGGAAGAAAAGCAGTCCATCTTAAAAAGACAAAGAACAATGATGATCGAATTGTACCTTTAAGTGAGACAGCAGAAGCGGCTTTAGCAAATTTAGATTTTTGTCCTTCTAAGTATTTTAGACATCATGCTTATTATGATTCATGGAGATATGCAAGAGAAAAGATTTGCCCAAATGATCATACGTTTGTATCACACGTATGCAGACATACGGCTGGCACTAATCTTGCTTCATCTAAATATAACGATACACAAATTGGGAGATTTCTTGGGCATAAATCGCCTTTGACAACTAAAAAATATGTACACGAAGATCGAGAGACTACCTTGAAAATGGTAGATTCTCTCTAGAAAAACTAGCCACCTCAGTTAAACGGGGTGGCTTTTTTTTAGGCATAAAACTTTGTGTCCACCCATTGTATTGAAATTTGAATATGCACCGAAAGAGAACAAGGGAGAGACATAGATGAGCAACAAAGACTACACAGAGCAAATTTTGAGAGAAGAAGTAATGTTGGACAGGGGAACTTTAAGATTTCGTAATAAAGAAGACCGACAGCAATCTAAGTCCAAGTCTATTATTTATATTAATAAAATTGAACAAGCCTTAGAAAAAGTTATAGAAGGACTAAAGAATGATATAGAAGAAGTTGAACAAGCGTCATCTGGTAGGAGACCACTTTGGTTGACTGAAATCAAAGATTTGTGTCTTGATAAAATCGTCTTTCAGGGTCTCAATTGTTTTGCCGATGCCGCTGGTGCTACTGAAAAATCTAGCTTAAATACCGTAATAAATAAAATAGGAAAACGCATTGAAGCTGAGAAATTACTTTTACTTATCGACAATTTAGAGGATAGGACTTACGTTAATAAAAAGGGCGAGACAAAAAAGTTTAGCGTAAAAAATGATATTAAGAAAAAGGCATTTGAACATTCTGGAGTTTATGAGAAGAGAATTTCTTATGCTAAACACCTTTCAAATTTACAAGGTGTTATATCACCAAATTGGAGTATTTCTAGAAGAACTCATGTGGCTACTCCGATATACAATGCAATTTTAAAATATTCAAAGTTATTCGATAAGCGAACAATTCACGGTTTTAAAAATACAAAAATATATCTTGAGTATAAACCTGAGATTCAAAAAGAAATTGAAAATGAATTAAACAGAGTGGATTGGATGAAACCACTTTGGGATTTTATGTGGGTTGAACCTAGAGATTGGACAAGTATGTATGAGGGTGGTTACTTAACACCTCGTCTTTCTGGTTTATGCCGAATGGTCAAGCAGAGTACCTTTAAGCAAGAAGAACAGATAAGAAATGATTTTGAAAAAGCAAAGCGACTAGGGACACTTCCTAAGTATGCCCTCGCTTTAAATGCGCTACAAAAAGTACCCTTAAAGATTAATAAAAGATTAGTAGAGATAGTTGAGTATTGTTGGAAGAACGATATTCGTGTGGGTAGTAAATTTCCAGTTAAAAAAATATACGAAGAAATGCCAAAGTTATCTGTAGAAGATTGGCGCAAATTAAGTAAAGAGGCAAAAGCTCGTCACGTATTTGCCTCGAAGAAAATTATAAGTAGAAATAGTGAAGCTAGATCTAACAGAGATATTATGGCTAGAGATCTTGCAACTGCTAAAGAAAATTTCAATAGGATTTTCTGGATTGTCTGGAACTTAGATCATCGCATGAGGTTTTATCCTATGACTTCTCTTAATTATCACAGAGATGATCACATTAAATCGTGGTTTCTTTTAGGTAATGGTAAAAAGATAGATCTAACAAATGATCATTGGTTAAGAATTCATTTAGCGAATACAGGTGATTTTGAAAAGATCAGTAAAAAATCTTTAGACGATAGAATTCAGTGGGTAGCAGACAACGAATATTTTATTATGGAAATTGCCAGAGATCCTGAAGGTACAGTAGACGATTGGTCGCAAGCTGATAAACCATTCCAATTTTTAGCCGCTTGTATTGAGTACAGTAATTATATAACTACTACTGAAAATGGAGAGGATTACATTTGCCATTTAGCACCCGCACTTGATGGTCAAAATTCTGGTTGTCAGCATTACAGTGCCGCATCAAGAGATAAAACCACAGGAGATTTAGTTGGTCTTGTACCTAGTGACCGACCAAAAGATGTTTATCGAAAGTTAGCTGACTTAGTAAATGCAGAATTAATTAAAATTAGCAAAGAAAGAAAAAAACATGAAGGTGAAACCCAAGAGGATTTTGAAGAACGATTAAATTATATAGACAAATGGTTAGCATTCGGTGTAACCCGAAAGCACCTCAAGACAAACTGCATGACCTATGTTTACTCAAGCAAACTGTATGGATTTCAAAAGCAAATCAAAAAAGACATCATGGATGAAGAAGATCGAGAAATACATGAGTCTGGAGATCCTAATAGAACTCACTCTTGGGGTAGCGAAAAAGAGCAAAAAGCCGCTTGTTTAGTTTTAGCTAGGATATCTTTTGATTGTGTTCAACAAGTTCTTACGAGTGCGAAAGAAGGCATGGAGTTTTTTATTGAGCTTGCAAGTGCGCTCGCAAAAGAAAACAAACCTGTTTCTTGGAGAACTCCGATTGGTTTTCCAGTGGTTCAAAAGTACACAAAAAATAATGTAGTAAAAATCAAATGTTTTCTTTACGACATGGAAATTAAAAAGTTAAAACGTAGTCAAATAACACTCAAAAACGAAAGTGATCGTAATGGAGAAAAAGCTACTGCAAATCCAATAGATCCTTTTGCAAGTCGAAATGGAATTTCTCCTAATGTCATTCACTCATATGATGCAAGTCATATGGCACTAACAATATTGGAATTAAAAGAACAAGGAGTGAATGATTTTATGATGATACATGATTCTTTTTCCGTCTTACCTGAACATAGTTGGTTGCTGTATGACATTGTGAGAGAAATGTTTGTATATCAATATCAAGATCACTGTATGTACATGAATTTATACAAGTCAGTTATAGCTAAATTAAAAGATCCTGATGTTCTTAAAAATTTAAAATTTCCAACAAAAGGTGATTTAGATCTTAACTTAATAAAACAATCTGACTACTGCTTTTCCTGAGTTCTCCCAACCCCCTTTAGCCCTCTCAATGAGGGCTTTTTTTTATGTGTCCACCCAGAGAATACATTTAATTTTTTTAAAACAGGAGAGAGACAAATGGGAGCTAGACAAAAGTTCACATCACCGCAAGGTACAGCAATTTACCCACACCTTAACAAACCAGATACACAGTTTAATCCAGATGGTATTTATAAAGTTGATTTATCAATGGAGGACGCTGAGTCATTAGAAACACTTTGTCAAAATGCCGCGATATCTGAGTTTGGTAACAAGGCAAAGTTTAGGATGCCGTTTCGTCAAGACGAGGAAAGCGGTCAGACAATTATGAAAGTTAAAAGTAAGTACGCACCAAAGATTTATGATTCTACTGGTCAACTTATGCTTGGCGATCAAATACCCCAATTGTGGGGAGGCTCAACTCTAAAAGTTGGTGGATACATTACAACTTACAGCGTGAGTGGTTCAAAAGGAGTTTCACTTCAGCTTACAAAAGTTCAAGTAATTAACCCCGTGTCTGGAAATAGTGATGATGGTTTTGACTCAGTAGACGGTGGCTACGTTGCTGAAGAAATCACTGAAGAGGCATTTGAAGATGACGAACAAGTTGAAGTTGAAAAAGCAGATAGATTCTGAGAAACGAGGAATTAAATTTGGTTATCGGAGCGGGTTAGAAAAGACGATTGCATCTCAGATTCGCGGAAAAGGTTTACAGGTTCAGTATGAGGCAGAAAAAATTGTTTACTCAATACCTACGTCATTACATACGTACACACCTGATTTCAAAGTACCTACTCAGCGCGGATTCTTTTATGTTGAAAGCAAGGGAAGGTTAATGCTTGCAGATCGTAAAAAGCACATTCTTATCAAAACACAATTTCCAAAGATTGATATAAGGTTTGTGTTTTCTAACTCAAAACAAAAACTCTATAAAGGATCGCCTACATCGTATGCAGATTGGTGTATTAAGCATGGATTTAAGTACGCTGACAAGGAGATCCCAGAAGAGTGGCTGTCTGAAAAATAGACAGTAAGGAGAGCGAGATGCCTCGAAAGGGGCATCTTTTTCAAGGTTGGGATTATGGAACAGACACACGAAGATTCAAATTTTGTAAGACACATTCCATGTGAGAAGTGTGGGTCAAAAGATAACGCTGGTTTATTTGATGACGGTCACATTTATTGTTTTGGATGTCATCATTATGAGCCGCCAGATGGTAGTGATAAAAGTAATTATTATACTGTGGGTAGGCGACCAGCTAGTTTAATTGATGGTTATTATTCAGCTTTACCGACAAGAGGTATTAAAGAAGAAACTTGTAGAAAGTTTGATTATCAAATTACAGATTCATACAACGGAAGACCTCATCAAATAGCGAACTATAGAAACAGTGATGGTCAAGTCGTTGCACAAAAGTTACGCGATGCTAAGAAGAATTTTTCTATTTTAGGCGAAGCAAAACAAATGACTTTATTCGGTCAACACCTTTGGAACGGTGGTAAGAAGTTACCGATCTGTGAGGGTGAGATTGACACGATGACAGTCTGTCAAATGACAGGTTTAAAATATCCTTGCGTTGGACTTCCTAATGGTGCGTCTAATGCAAAAAAAGCAATCTTAGCCCAATGGGATTGGCTTCTAAATTTTGAAGAATTAATTTTAATATTTGATCAAGACGAGGCTGGTCAAAGAGCCGCTAGAGAGGTCGCAGAGTCTTTACCTGTAGGTAGAGTCAAAATAGCACAGCTTCCCCACAAGGACGCGAATGAGTGCCTACAGAGAGGCGATGGTAAAGCTATTGTAGATGCAATTTGGAACGCTAAAGAATGGCGACCAGATGGCATTGTTTCTTCCGCTGATTTTGAAGACATGATTGGTGAGCGAGAAAAAGATTCATTAATTACTTACCCATTCCCAAAGCTACAAGATATGACCAGAGGAATTAGAACTGGAATTATTACTATCTGCGCTGGAAGTGGTGTAGGAAAAACTACTCTTATGCGTGAGGTCGCTTATCACTTAATGAACCTAAAACATGAAGGATCTGAAGTTTGCAAATGTGGACTTATGATGCTTGAGGAAAACTCATTACATAGTGTACGTGGGCTTGTCGGTATTCACATAGACAAAAATATTAATGATCCAAAAGTGCCTACTTCAAAAGAAGAAATTGTCACGGCTTTTAGAGACTGCTTTAAAGAACGTCACATATCTTTATTTAATCACTTTGGATCTACGACAGTCGAAACAATAGTTCAGCGCATACAATTCATGGCTTTAGCTGAAGGATGTAAGGTAATTATTCTTGATCACATTTCGATGATCGTGGGCGGTCTTACAGGCAATCTCAAGCAAGTCTCAGAGCGTCAACTTATAGATTCAATAATGACTACTCTCAGAATGCTAGTACAAGAGCTTGGCATTACTTTATTTCTAGTTAGCCATTTGAAAAGACCAGAGGGAAGTAAGGGACACGAAGATGGAGCCAGAGTTCGTTTAGGAGAACTAAGGGGCAGTCACAGTATTGCTCAATTGTCTGACTTTTGTATTGGGATGGAAAAAGATCCTGAGAACCCCAATAGCAATTTGAGATTTCTACAAGTGATGAAAAATAGATTTACTGGAGAAACTGGTGAAGCAGATACGCTTGAATACGATTCATTCACAGGAAGACTTTCAGTAGTTGAAGAAAGATTTTAAGGAGAGATATATGTCTAGATTAGAAGATAAATTTACAAAGTTCCATGCCCAGAACCCTCACGTTTGGAGAGAGTTTAAAAGGTTAGCTTTTGATGCCTTAGAAAAAGGACACAGGAATTATTCAGCAAAATTAATTATCGAAATGATTCGATGGGAATCAAAAATTGAAACAGAAAAAGTAGATGCTTTTAAAATTTCAAATGAGATCACCTCTTTTTACCCAAGGATGTTTCACAATAGTTTTCCTCAACTCAAAGGATTTTTTAAGACAAGAGAAGTAGAAGAGTTTGATCCAGAAAAACACTCTCCTAAACAAAAAGAGTTGGAGTTATAGAATGACTATCTATCGCAGAGTCATATGGGATATAGAGACAAACGGTTTGTTGAAAACAATGGACAAAATACATTGCATTGGCATCCAGTGTTTAGACACGTTGGAGTACACAGGATTTAAACCTGATCAAATAACTGAGTCATTAGACATCATTAAAAATGCTGAATGGAATATAGGACATAACACAATTGGGTTTGACATTCCCGCTGTACAAAAGATTTACCCAGATTGGAAACCAAAAGGGAAATCCATAGATACTTTAGTGTTGTCTAGGCTATTTAAAGCCGATTTATTTAATGATGATTTTACATCAAAAAGTTTACCCGAAGGATTTCAAAAAAAGCTCTATGGATCTCATTCTTTAAAGGCTTGGGGGATGCGCTTGTCTGATCACAAAATTGATTACTCAGGAGGCTTTGAGACCTTCAACGAAGATATGTTTACCTATATGGAACAAGATGTGAGACTTACTACCCTCCTGTACACAAAGCTCATGCAAGACAAAGACTTTACACAAAAGACTATTGATCTTGAGCATGACTTGGCAGAAATATGTTATCGAATTGGAAACAATGGATGGACATTCAATATGCAAAAGGCCAGTAAACTTTATGGCAAATTGTCACAGCGAAGGTTAGATCTTAGTAACGAGCTAGAAACTTTATTTGAACCGTGGGAAATCAAAACACCTTTTACTCCCAAACGAAACGATAAAAAACGTGGATACGAAGCTGGAGTAACAATTAACAAAATTAAGACTGTCTATTTCAACCCGAACTCTCGTAAGCACATAGCTAAATGTCTGAAAGACAAATACAAGTGGAAACCAGAGAAATGGACACCTACTGGAGAGCCTAAAGTTGATGAAAATATTTTAATTAATCTTCCTTATCCAGAAGCTAAAAAATTAGCTGAGTTTTTCTTAGTACAAAAGAGAATCGCTATGTTGGCAGAAGGAGAGCAAGCATGGATGCGTCTTACTGATGACGATGGAAAACTTAGACACACTATTATCAGTGGATCTTGCGTTTCTCGTAGAGCAAGCCATCGATCACCAAACCTTGCTCAAGTACCTTCTACTCGCGCTGTGTACGGAAAAGAGTGCAGAGAGCTATTTGGTGTACCTGATGGATGGAAGCTCGTAGGAAGCGATTTAAGCGGTTTAGAACTGCGTTGTCTTGCGGCTGTATTAGACGATGGTGGAGACTATGGTAAGCAAATTATGGAAGGTGATATACATACTCACAATATGCTCATGGCTGGCATCGATGATTCAGATGGAAACGGCAGAGCAAGATCAAAATCTTTTATTTACTCGCTCATCTTTGGCGGGGGTGATGCCCTCATAGGAAAGATTGTAGGTGGTAACGCAAGTGCGGGTAAAAAACTAAAAAATCAATTTAACCAAAATGTACCCGCTTTCAAAAGTTTACAGGAGGAACTACGAGCGGCTTACAAAAAGAAAGGATTTATTAAAAGCATTAGCGGAAGCAAGTTGTATTGCAGAAGCGAACACAGGCTTTTGTCCCAACTTTTACAAAGCTCTGGAGCGATCATTGCTATGGAGTGGTTACGATTGATGGACAAGAGAATTCAAGACGAGAAATTAGATAGCAAGATAGTAGCTTGGGTACATGACGAGGTTCAAATTGCGTGTCCAGCTACGGAGGCAAATTATGTCGGAAATAATATCACTAGCAGAACTGCGGAAGAGGCGGGAAAGGCGTATCGCTTTACTATCCCGATCGAGAGTGAATTTAACATTGGAGAAAATTGGGCAACGACACACTAGGCATTTAGGTAAAATTACAGACGAAGAGTTAGAACATTTATGTTCATTCTGGTTAGTTATAGATAAAGCATCTAGAAATCCATTCAAATTAAAATCTAACTTTGCAAGGGAAGCGGCACTGTATGTCGCTACGTGTGCATCTTTGGGTTTTATATCTAACCAAATTGAATATAACGAATTCATTAACGTGTGGGGATCGACCCCCGCTGGAGAAGATTTTTTGGAGGAACTAAATGAAATCCTTGACGTTATCTACCGTTGGAAAAACCCCAACCCTACTAATTGATGCTGATTTATTTTTGTATCGTGCGGCTTGCATAGCCGAAGAAGCTACGGATTGGGGAGATGACATTTGGTCTTTATCAACTGATTTAAAAATTGCTAAATCTGTTTTTACTGATCAAATTAATTCATTTTATGATCGTTTAAAAAGCACTGATTCCATCATGTGTTTATCAGATTCTCAAAATAATTTTAGAAAACAAGTATGCGATAAATACAAAAGTAACCGAAGGAATACTCGAAAACCTGTAGGTTATAAAGCACTGGTTAAATGGTGCGAAAGCACTTTTGTTAGCCATAGGCAGAACAATTTAGAGGCAGACGATGTAATGGGAATACTAGGTAGTAATCCAAGTTTTTCAACAATCATTGTTTCCGATGATAAAGATCTGAAAACTGTCCCATGCACTCTCTATCGACCAGCCAGTGACGAACTGATGAAGATAAGTTTAGAGGAAGCAGATAGTAATTTTTACGCTATGACCCTACAGGGAGATTCTACAGATGGTTTCTCTGGATGCCCAAGAGTAGGCGCGGTTACTGCAAGGAGAATCCTTGGTACAAGACCAGATTGGTCTCTGGTTGAAAAGGCTTTTGTAAAAGCTGGTTTAGATCGAGACCATGCAATACAACAAGCTCGTCTAGCAAGAATCTTGAGAATGGACGATTACAACCTTGATTATGGTGTTCAACTTTATGAGCCACCCAGACTAACCGCATAAGGAGGCAGTTTTAATGAGTACAGTAATTGATTTTAATCATAAAAATGAAAAGATACGTGAAGCCGCCAAACAAGTAGACATGGCGAGATCAAAAGTAAGAGATCTTGAGGCAGATATAATTATTGCTAAACATGAACTCGATAGATATTTGTCTCAATATCATATAGCCACATATAGACAGGAGGTTGAATGATGGTGACTGCTACAGTTTTTACAAACGCTTCTCTTGACTCTGTTACCCCTGCTGAATGGGATAATGTCAGTAAACCCAAGCACTATAACTTTGGAAAAGTAGAGTGTATTGAGGCAATTGAAGAGTCTATGACGAAAGAAGCATTCAAGGGTTATTTAAAAGGTAACTGTTTGAAATATCTTTGGAGAATGGATTACAAGGGTAAGGATTTAGAAGATTTAGAAAAATCAATTTGGTATCTAAACAGATTAAAAAGTGTTTTACTAAAAAATAAGTAGTAAAAAGCGGTGTAGGGAGGCGGGGATTCAGCAAGCCAATTGATCTAAGCAACTGGAAGAAACCCTAGCCCCCCTACACCTCTACACAGACTTAAAGTCTCTTTATATTACTTTTTAAGTACAATATGTCCTTCTTAAAGCGCCAAATTTAATTTAATTTAATTTATATGTCAACTTACAATAAGTTATTTGTAGTAAATTTATTTTCCATTTGGTTTAACAAAGAATTTTGATTTAGAAATAAAAAACTTACTAAATTTTTCCAAAACTAAACCTTTTAATACTAGATGAAATCTTCTCTCATGGTCTTTAGTACGGCTCCATTTTATTAAAGTTTTTGCACTGATTTCGCTTTCCCTCGATACTTCATTCAAACTTTTAAATCCATATTCTTTACATATGTCACTTGGCTTTTTTTGTTGGGTGTCTTTCATCCAAATACTCCTTTTCATTGCAGTAATAGGCTCCCGCTACTTCTGGTTGGTCAGACAACTCGGACATTTTATGTAAAGCCTCTTCTATGCTGTCAAAATATAGATCTTTATAATTGTTTAAATCTTTATGGAGATGATATCTAACAATGTTTTGATACATTTAAGTTCTCCTTAAAGATCGAATACCATACTCCAATTTACTTAAAGTTGTAACAGAAATGTTGTGTCCGTAAGTAAATCTCCGAATGATATTTATGTGTACGCCTGATTTATCAACCAGCCTATTTTTATTCTTCATTTTAATTACATCCATCCTTAGTTTTTCAACATACTTCCAAATGTCTGTCTCTGTTTCAATAGTCATCAAAAAATCTCCTTACTATCAGTTCTAAAAAAAGGGCGACTCCAAAAAAGCCGCCCATAACAACACCTAATAAAAATAAACCTTCCATTACTTTTCCTCCTCCGCAATCTCCTCAACGAAAAAATATAATTCATCACATTCACCAAAATGTAAGCGGTAATTCTTATATTGTTTTTTCTTTGGATCTGGTATTGCACAACCCTTTTCGTCCCTAAGATATCCGTGTTTATCATTGTCATCCTTAAGGTATTTTGGTTGCCAATCGTTAATATCCACCATACAAGGAGACTCTAAATCTACCTCTAGTTCAGCACCATATTTAGCTTTAGTATATAAAGATATAGCTTCAAACAACTGAAATCCCATTAATCTAATTCTCATGCTATTTCTCCTTGAAATCCATACGCATCTATCTGGTTCTTTTCAATCCATTCAAGATTTATTTCTGCTTGCCTTTTGGCTTGTTCAATTTGTTTCATAGACAAATGCAAAGCTAATCCTTCAGCCATCTTTAGGCACTCTCTACTTTCTTTTTTAGTTGGCGCGGTTACTGCTAAAGTTAAAGCTACAACTAATGCTTCATAACCGTTTTTAATCTCTTTCATCTTTCTTTCTCCTTTTGATTTAAAGTCATTGAATATTGTTTGCAGATTTTAAATGCTTGACGTTGAATTTCGCGGCTAACTTGCCAAAGTTTGCGGCCACTATTTATTCCATAACCCTTAATACGCGCATCACCGCAATGATCAAGCCATTGATGAAAAGCCGTAATAACTAAGCCGTCATCCTCTGCACGTTCTTTATCAAACATACTGTCTATCCAAACCTGATATATGTCGTTGTGAGTTGCCATTTCGACATCTACCGCTAGTGGAATTGTTTTCATTACTCCACCTCCTTTTTGTTTTGTCTCAAAGATTCAGAGTTTGATGCAAAGTTTTCGAAGTATTTTTGAACGCTTGAAAATCTGAAAGTCTTATCAAAATGCTGATAACAATTTTTAGATTTTAAATACTCGCTGATTGCGTTGTGAGCCTCATCCAAATACTTCTCGGCCTCATAAAGTTCTTGGTCATCTCTAAACTGCTCCATCTGCCCTGACACAAAGTAGATTGCATCGTATAGAGTCATCAAGTGATCGGCTTTTCTCTGATCAATTTTTAAAGGAAATCCCGCAAGTTTAATCTTGTTGCTCATCCCGCCACCTCCTTAGAACTAACATCAATACCGCTGTCATCTATTGATATATGCTCGAAACGACCTGATTTTGTCAGATGACTATCTATCTGAACAAAATATGCATTGCTAGAGTCAAGATCTTCTTCAATCAAGGCTTTAATATCACTAGCCCACCATTTAAGCATCTCTTGAGACCTTTTACTCTCAATCAAATCATCTTCACGCCATCCAGAAAATGCGCTCGACTTGCATTTAGAAAGTAACTCTTGTCGAATCATTTCGAGACCTAATTTATTTACTGTATGCTTTTGAAACTTTGTATTTTCTTCTAACATTTTTCTCTCCTTAATTAAAAAACGGCTTCTATGGGTAACCACAAAAGCCGCTCGTTCTGTTTAAAGTAAATTTAGTTGTTCTGCGATTTCTTTTGAAACGTAGCCAGAAACGCTGACAACATCACACGGATCACCAAACAACGGACAAGAATTAAACTTGGGATTATCTAAACTGTCGTAATCATAATCCCAGTCTAAAACGTCCGAATGACAATTGATGAAACCATTGAATAGCTGAGAATCTTCCCGATTAAAAGAAGACTCATCGCCATTAATTAAAGCTGACATTGCCCAAGTTGGGAAATTGTCGTATTTATATTTTAGTTTAAGGCTCATTCGTCCACCCCCACAAATTTCAACACACAATCACTCTTGAGCTTCTCTGGGGCGATGATTGCCTTTTTGACTACCTGACCATCAACATAGAATCGGAACTCCTGAGAGCCGTCCTGATGCGTTCTATGTGTGGTGCAATGGCTAACGAATGAGTGAGAGTTTTGCGCTGATGTGCCGACCTTTACATCGACTGAACAGTTTTCCCTCGCTCCCCACGATTTCCCGCTTTGATATATACAAGCCTGAACTTGATTCCATATAGGGTAACTTCTAGATCCCATAATTGCCTCCTTAGATAAGACATTGATTAAGTTAAGTTCGCGACAATTGCCACGCAATAGCACCCTCAAGAGAAGGTGCTAAAGCTTGGCAACTATCTGAGTTCTAATTCGAAACTATGAATGCTGAAGTCTGAATTATTGACAACTTCCTTGACTGCATCCTCTATGATTTCTGGATCATCATTAATGGACTCGACAACATTGCTTGAGATATCGCTAGTGTCTAGGTGAGTGTTTATTAGGTCGTCCCAAGGTAGATTGTCTAGCGCATCGTCAACAAGTTTCTCCAGTCTTTCCTCTACAATAGGAGCGATCATTGAGCGGATAAGATGCTCATTTGAGTTTGATTGTAGGTTATGGATGTATTTCCGCAAAATATTATTAACCATGTTTAGGCTATCTATTAATTGCTGTTCAATGCTTCGATCTTCTGCCATGCGCTTCTGGTCTTCTACTGAATAACCCCAACTAGCAAGGCCGTGGTTTTTTTCGTACTCTTCCTTGGAGTCGTAAGCTCCAAATCCTTTTTCTTCTTCGTTTAAGTTTTCCATGTTGTCTCCTTAGATAAGACGTTAATTAATTAACTGTGTATTCATACAGTATGCATATATCACCTGTCTGGCGATGGGCAATTATAAACATAGATCGTAAGAGAATGTAAAGAGTTTATTTATTCTCCTAAAGTCCTTTTTATTAAACTGGATAAAAAGTCTAATGTTTTGTGTCCACCCATATGATAAAGAATGCATATGTTGTCGCGGCTTGTCGGGAGCTGGACAGACGACCAAGTGATCGAAAGGGTTAATTAAATTTATTAATTATTTCGTCTTACCCTAATTTTAGGAAATGGTCGCATTTTTTGTTAAAGATAACCGCATCACTCCAATAATTCCCGCGTCGCCAAATGTCTGACGTTTTGGATTTTGGTTTTTGCTCTAGATGTATCGGGATAATTAATCCCGTGATTAATAATTACAACAATATCAATGACTTACATTAATTTACTAAATTTTTTAGGATTCCTAGCGATTTTTTTTGACCCCCATGCCGTTTTAAATGTTTTTAATTCAAAAATGTCGATAAAGGTTGTTGTTGTTGTTGTTATTGTCGGACTTTTTTAAAGGAGGTCTAATTTTGGAAATTGATTTAAGAAACGATTTTGCTCTATGTGGGAACTTCCACGTTCTCCCAGAGCTAGACGTTCAGATAAGTAAAAAAAGAATAAATTACATACGCATTGCTTTTTTAACTCACGAACTCTGGTTCACATTTAACAAGGAATAGACAAAAAGGATGAAAATAAAACTTTTATTTTGTTTGCTTTTAGGAGCGTGTACTAACATTAATCAATCTAGTTTTAATGAAAAATCTTTATTAGATTTAAACGACTTACATTGTCCGAAAAATAAGATTTTATATTGCGAAGGACGTAATAGACATACTATGGATTGTCAATGTGTAGATAATAGATTTATATCAAATGTAATACCAGTGTTTAGATAACTAAAGAGGAACAGAAATGGCATTAGAAAACAGTGGGAGCCATTCGGGAAGATACATTACCGATTTGGACTCGAATAACCCAGCCGCCACAGATCCACTTGCTCAAGCAGATGAACATTTACGTTATATCAAAGGAATTCTTAACAATTCTTTCGGTTCCATCACTGGTGCTGTCACAGCTACCCATACCCAAATTAACAATAAGTGTGCAGAGCCTTTGTCTGCAATTACGTCTGACGGAGCGAACCCAGCGGTAGTATCTCTAGGCACTAATGTTACTCAAGCATCCTTAAAAACACTTATAGGCGTGGATGGTTTACCAGATCCAGCTATAGTAAATAACGCTGGAACAATAAGCATAGCCAGTACAGCAACCGAAGCTAATGTTTGGAATGCTATAAAAAACGAAGCCTTTAAAACTATATACCCTGTAGGTTCAATTTATGTATCTGTAGACAGTACCGATCCTACTAATTTATTTGGAGGCACTTGGTCAGCTATAGGTGAAGGTCAAGTATTAGTCGGACATAGTGGAACAGATAGTGATTTTAATGCGGCAACTCCTTCACAGGGGGGAGCAAAAACGGCAACAGCTAGTATTACAGTACCTAGAGATGGTTGGGGAAATGAACAAACTGGAAATTTACTTACTGAACCCACTCCAGAAGGTAGGCTAATTACTGGAGATGGAAATTCAGATAATCAAAATTTTAGTAATTTAGCAACAGCTTCAGGAGATAGAACTTTGACAGGAAGTGTTTCTACTTTACAGCCTTACATTGCTGTCTATATGTGGAAACGAACAGTTCTTTAATAGGAGATAAATATGCCTGTAGTAAACGGAAAGAAATACGCTTACACCAAAAAAGGTAAAGCTCAAGCATCAAGAGCTAGGAAAAAAGCTAAAAAGAAATAAAGGAGTTTAGTATGGGACAGCTAGTGCCTGTAAGAGAATTAGGCTCTATAGGAGTTGTCACAGATATACGTCCCGCCTCCTTACCTATACCAGCTTTTACTAGAGCAAAAAATGTACGCTTTACTGAAGGTAAAATTAGCAGAAGCCCGTTGTTTAGAGAAATAGAATTACTTAGTGTAGATCCAAGATTTGTATTTTCTATACCGTCTAATTCACAGAATACTTTTTCTTCTGTAGTAATAGTTACTAAAAATTATTCTATTTTAAAATACACAGGATCAAGCACTCTAGCTTCTATAGCTGGCTCTAGCATACCTTCAACATCAAATTCTGCTTTAGTTTTTACAGCGGCTAGTTTAGCTGATGTTATTTACATAAACAGAGAAGACAAAGTACCCTCTTACATGGCTCACGGAGGATCTACTTTTGAGGCTTTACCGAATTTTGGAGCTACTGATAGTAGCAATAATCCAATTCAGTGGAGAGCTAAAGCTATTAGATCTTACGGTGATTTTCTTATTGCTTTAAACATGGACGAAGGTGGAACTCAGCATACTTCCAGAGTTCGCTTTTCTACTCCAGCTTTGTCAAATGCAACACCAACTACTTGGGATGAAGGTGATACTACTGCATCTGCTGGATTCAATGATTTAGTACAAATGAAGACAGGTATAGTAGATGGTCTTTCGCTAGAAAATAAATTTATTATTTATTCTAAAGATCAAGTATGGCTAATGGAATTTGTCGGTGGTACTTTCATACATAACTTTAGAAAAATATTTAACAACTGCGGTGTAATCAATCAAAACTGTATTGTGGAGGTTGAAGGTGTACATTATGTTTTTGACCATGACGATATCTACATTCACGATACAAACACCCGTCAAAGTATTTGCGATCAAAGAGTTAAAAGATTTATTTTTGATGGCCTAGATACTGCTCAAACTTCAGTTTGTTTTGTCCATCATAATGTTGCTCTAAATGAAATATTATTTTGCTATGTGTCTAACGATGATATGGCAGATTATCTTTCTACAGATGAATACACATCAAGTGATTATGAAAGAAGATGTAACAGAGCGGCAGTATATAACTATAGAAGTGAAACATGGTCATTTGTAGATTTACCTAATGTTTCTTCAGCAACTAACGGTAGCGTAGATACCTCAGAAACTTATGCTTCAATTGATTCTACAATTAGCTATAGCTCGTTTGGTGGTACATATAATACCCAAGGATCAGGCTACAACTTACACGAAATGTTTGTCGGATCTAATCTACCACATACCGATTCTACTAAGAAAATAACGCAAGCTACCTTATACGGATTAGATTTAAGTAGCACAGGATCAATACTGTCTTCTCCTATTTCTGTGGAGGGAAACAGGAGTCCATTCATTGAAAGGCAAGGTATTGATTTAGATGAACTATCAAGTATTAGTGGATACAAAGTTATAAACAAAGTTGTACCACAGATCGAGGTGTCAGATGCGAATAAGAATTTCACATTTAGTTTTGGTTCTAGTGATTTTATTAATGGTACTCCTATCTACGGTTCCTCTATAACTTTCGATTCGGGTAATAATCATAAGATTGATACGAGAGTATCTGGTCGTTATTTGTCTTACAAAATGACAGTAGACGATACAAAAGATTTTGACTTTTTAGGATTTGATTTTGATGTTCTCACAACTGGAAGGAGGTAACAATGACCTCACCATTAAAAGGCTATAAAAAGAATCCTTTACCAATTTTAAAAAGAAACAGTAACACGCAGTTATTCCCACCTGTAAATCCTTTGTCTATTAAAACTTCAGTAGGCGATAAATATTTAGGTGATGAATTACAGAGGTTAGAAAACACTTTATCTAAGGGTGATATTCCTGAAATGTCTGTAACAAATTTTAGTGTGACTAGAACTGCTGATGCTACCACACCAGACTTAACAACTACTACTAATTTACTTATGACCCTTATTCAAGATTTAAAAGATGCGGGGGTGATTTAGTGAGCGGTTTTCTCAATATAAGTTTACGGTCAAAAATAAATAACTTTGAAAAATCTATTGAGCAAGAAAAGGCTTCTGGAAGAAAAAAATGTGCTATTGACCAAACATCTTTACGGCATTTTTTTACTGAAATTAATGAAGATTATGGTTGTGGAATGTACACCAGAGAATTGACTGTACCTAAAAATATGTCTTTTACTGGAAAAATACACAAACAATCTCACATGACTTTTTTAATGAAAGGAGAGTTATTAGTTGTATCTGAGTCTGGTAAAAAACACATCAAAGCACCCTACACTTGGGTAACTCCAAAAGGTGCTAAAAGAGCGTTTTTTGCTATTAAAGATTCTATTCTTACTAATGTTCATTTTACTAAACATTTAGGAGAAGAAAACCTTGCAAAAATGGAGGAGGAAGTTATTGCCCCCTCTTTTACTTCTATTGGTTTGGAAGAACCAAGAGATGAATAAATGGTGGACAATATGGAAACACGCGATTGGTAACACTGTGGATCAAGATGATGCTGAAGCAATCATTCGCACTGTTATCGTTTTAATCAATGTAATCACTTGTTGTTTTATATGTATAAACATAGTCAAAACGTGGTGAAATTTGGAGGATATTATGGGTTTTGTAGCGGCCGCAATAATCGGAGGCAGTGCTCTTGGTGCTGTAGGAGGCTACCTCGGAGGCAGAGAAGCACGAAAAGGACAAGAGGCGGCCGCAAGAGCGCAAATGGAGTCTTTTCGATTTAGTAAACCTTACATTCAAAGGTCTTATGACAATGCAGAGGATTATTTAGCTAGATCTCAAGAAATGGGCGCATACGGTGGACAGACATACGCTGGTATGAATCCATATTCGACACTAGGCAACACTTACATGGGCAACATGGGGCTAATGGGAGCGCAAGGTGCTTTTGATTTGTCCCAAACTGGTCAAGGTTTTGGTCAAAATTACCAAACTATGTTTGATGAAGGCGGTGCGGACAGAATGGGTGTAGCTAGAGACTACGCATTGGCAAATTCTCAACCACTTGTTGATGCCGCAATGCGAGATGACAGGAGAAATCTACTAGAAAACACCATGACAGGAATAAACCTCGGTGCATCTGGCTCTGGAAACATGAACTCGTCCCGCGCTGGTGTTGCCGAAGGTGTTGCTATGCGAGGTTATGGAGATAGGCTTGCAGATACAACCTCAATGATAAATGCAGACTTGATGGACAAATCACTAGGCGCACAAGAAAAGCAATTTAGAGACAGAATGTTAGCAAACGAAGGTCTAAAAGGTAGTTACCTAACAGGTATTAACGCTATGGGTGCTATGGGTGACTTTATGACGGGTGCTGGTAGAAACTTTAGAAATTATGATCAAGGATACTTAGATGACCAACGTGGTAGATTTGAAAGAGATCGTGATTTTGCTCTAGATCAGCAAATTAAGTATCAGCAAGGTATTTTAGGACAAGCAGATTACACAAGTCCTCAAAATCCTTTACAAGTAACGGCTAGTCCGTTTGCAAGTACCTTTGGTGGTGCTATGGCTGGATCTGGAATGGGCATGGACATAGCTAAATACTTGCGAGGACAGGGAGAGCCTACAGATACAGGTTCAAATGGCTCTGGATACAGTGGAGGAGGTTTTTAATGGCTACTGCACAAGATTTTTATAACTATAGAATGACAGGGCAATACCCTCCTTCTATTTACTCTCCTAGAGATGACGCAACAATGCGTAAAATAAGAGAGCAAGCGTTTAGAAATAAAGTTAGTGCATCAAGAAACACTCCAGAAATGATTGCGGCAAGAGTTCAAGATCAAAAAAATAAAAGGATGGAAGCTGATTCCTTCCGAAGCGCACAGAAAGATATTGATAAGAGAAATCGTCTTGCGCAATTAGGTAAAGTACGTCCTATGGGGACAATAAGTGGTATTAACTATTTAGACCCAGCTACGGGTCAACCTCATACTAGAGATATACCTAAGTCATTGTATGAAGCTGGAAGTTTAACTGGAGATGCGGTAGTAGATCTAGGAAAAGGAATTTATGACATGGCGGCAATAGGAACGCCCCCTGTTCTTGATACTTTTGCTGATGTTACCGAGGGAGTACGTGATTTTGGTATGGGTGCTTTAGGTATGGATCAAATGCCAGAAGGTAAAAGATTTAGAAAAGGCGATGATTTTAATCCTTTTAATGTAAAAGGTGGAATTAGATACATTAGAGATGCTTTTGGAAATATGATTGCAGAAGAGGATTTAGGTACAGTATCGGATGCTGAATTAGTTAGTGGAGGAATGAACACTATTCCAGACATGGGTGGTGCTGGAGTTCTCCGTAGACCAGATCAGTTAGAAGAAGTAGCCGAAGAAATAAATGAAGAGTTAAACCCCGTTACTGCAATAGATACTAATGATGGTGTTCTTACTGAAAGCACTATTGTAGAAAATACACCTGAAGGCACTGAAGTTACAACAGAGACAGTAAAAGAAAAAAATGGTAAAGAAGGTGCGCTTAGTGCAATTGCCGATGCCGCTACTATTAATCTAGAAGGTACAGCTTCAGGTAACAAGAGAAACAACACAACTATGAACATCCCTAGAACTTCTTTGGCTGAAAAGCTAATAAGAATGGGTGGCGCAGTTATGGGTGCTTCTGAGCGAGGCGGTCTAGCCGCTATGCAAGCTGGAACGTCTGCTTATGGTGCTTTGCGAGATGAAGATAGAAGATTAGCTCAACAAGAAAGAGAAAATCAATTAGCAGAGCTTCAAGCTATTCAAAGAATGACTGCGCCTACTGCCGCAACTGCTAAACAATTAGAAAACCAAGCTGAAACAAAAAAAGCCGCTCAAATGGCTTACGATGACGCTAGTAATTTTGATTTCTTAGCAACTCAACTTGAAGCCGCTGGAGATAATGTAACTGGATTCTATGATGGAATAATTCAGAAAACAGCCGATGACATGAGAGGACATCCTAGAAGTTTACTTAGATTAGGATTACAAAATGCAAAAGTTCAAGCGGCACTTAAAAATGTTGCCCAAACAAAAGGTGCAATATCTAACCGAGAGATGGAACTATTCTTATCTCCTTTACCTTCTTTAGTCAAAAACCAAGAACACGTTTGGATTGCTTGGTTAAAACTTCAATCTGCTTTAGCTAAAAGGGCTGGTGCAAGATTATCTGATCAATCAAACCTTAATCCAGATGGATCGCTTATTAATAGAGTTGATTTAGATTCTGGAACGAGCGATGAAATCGAGGCTTTATATTCTGATTATATTAATGCTGTAAAAACTGCGGATGATAAAGGTTCCTCAACTCAAATATCACAGGAAGACCAAGATGCAGTAAATTTCGCAAACCAGTAGGAGTTTCTATGAATGTTGGTGAACTAAAACAATTAGTTATAACCGCGCACAAAGCGGGAGACATAGAGAAAGCTACAAAACTTAGAGAAATTTACAGAAAATATAAGCATTTAGATGTACCTCAAGATCGTGACAATGCTTTTGAATATGGTATAGATCAAGGTCAAAAAGTTCTTGGTAAAGGTATTGAAGTTGTTGGTAGAGCAACTGGTATCCCAGCAATTGAACAAAAAGGTACTCAAATTGTTGAACAGCAAGATAGAGATATTGCTGAAGGAGGATACGTTCCTCAATACACTGGTTCTTTACGAGATAATTACCGAGAAGGAGGTTTAGGACAAGCTGTAAAAGCTACAGGTGAAAGATTAGCTGAAATGGCTCCAGTAACAACCGCTTACGCTGGCGGTACTATTGGCTCTGCTCTTTTAGCAAAAGCATCTGTACCTTTAGCTCTACTTTTAGGCGGTGGTACTACTATTGCTGGTGGTGTTATGGGTGCTGGTGAAGCCGCTTTTGAACAGGAAGAAAAACTTGGAAATTACGATGAAAAACTAGCAACTGGACAAGGTATTCTTATCGGAATTTTGGAAAGATTTGGTATTTCAAAATTAATACCTCAAGCTAAATTAAAAAATATTACTGGCAAAGAATTAGTAGAAACTCTACAGAAAACTGGTAATGTCCAAGCCGCAAAAGAAGTGACTAAAAGAATGGTTGCTGAAGGTGGAACTGAAATGGTACAGGATGCAGTATCTATAGGCGGTGCGGCTTCTAGAGGTGCTACCTATACTCAAAAAGAATTAGAAGATAGGGCAATTGATACTTTTGTCCTTGGTACTACAAATGCTGGTGCAACAATAGGTGCTGGAAGATTAGTTTTAGGCAAGCCAGCACCTCTTAGTAACCGTCTTGTACAAGCTACTTTTGCTCAACGTCTTGATGCTACTCAAAAAGCTGGAGATCAAAATGGGAAACCTTTTAATCTTAATGATTTTGAAGTTGGATCTCGCGGTGGCGTTGTCGATCTCATGGACAAAGTTCATTCTGACATTAGCGGTGAGATAACAAACTTAGAGCAAGACTTAAAAGATCTTCTCAACCCTAATAGAAAAAATCTTACTTCCAAAGAAAAGAGTGATCGGGTAAAAGTCAAAAAAATGCTTCAACAAGCACGTAACAAAACTAAATCAGTAGTTGGCAAATCTGATTTTGAAATTTTTAAAAGATTGGTTGAAGGAACTCCAGATGGAAAAAGATTAATCAATTTAGTTATGGAATCTCAAGAACAAACTAAAATTTGGAACTCTGGATTAAAAGGTGGAATATCAAAATACACTGATAATCTTAGCCCTCTTCCCCAAGGTAATTTATATAGTGGTCAAGCGGCATTAACAAATGCTGTAAGAGGTTTAACTTTTGCTGGTGTAGCTGGTGCTACTGCTGGACAAGCTATCCCTTATCAAATTGGTGGCGTAATGGCTGGACGGGCTATTGATGCTATTACAGGTCGTAGATCAAAAGTTAAACGATACATAAACAAAAATAAAAAGAACCCAGCTTTTAAGCCTGTGGTTGGCCTTGGTGAAAGAGACAAAGATGTACTGAAAGCCGCTAAAGCTAAAGCTAAATCTCAACAAGAAGCAGAGGAAAAAATAGCTGAAAGACGAGCAAAAGCCTTCTACAACTACGAGCAAGGAAATCCACCGACAGGTACTAGCCCAGAAGGTATTTATCAAAGATTTACTGGTATGGATAGGTCTGGACTTGAGGCTACTATTGCAGAAGCACTTGCTGACCCTAACCTAGATCCATCTGTACGAAGAGATTTAGAAAGTCTTGTAGAAAGTATGAAGTATGGAGAACAGGTTACTGGATTTTCAGTTAGACACATAAGAGGAATGGCTGAAAGAAATCCTGAGACTGTAGGTAAAAGAGTTATACGTCCTATTGAGGGAGAAAACGGTCTTCCACTAGCAATTGCTCAGTATGGCGCAGAGAATCCCGCTGTAGTAAGAGGCAGAGAAGCAAATAACGAAAGAGTGCAAGAACTTATTGCTCAACTGAAAGATGACAACTCAGTTTCGAAAGAAGACAAAGAAAATATTAATTATGTTTTGAATGAACTTTTAAAACCTTTGTCTGATCCTGTAAGAATGATTTCTACTTATGAAAAAGGTTTAATTAATAAGGGTGTACCTGTTTCTGCTGTAGAAAGATATATAGGTAGTTATAAGCAAATTGTAATGCAACAACAAGCACGTACAAAAGCTCAAAATACACCACCTCAAAATCCTGATGGAAGTCCTACACCTACAGCTACTCCAACAACACCTCAAGAACCTACACCTCCTGTAATTCTTGGTGCTGATGGAAGACCTTTGCGCGGAACTACACAGACAGGAGGTGCTAGACCAAATCCTAATGTACCTGTAGAACCTGATCCTCCGTTACAAGGCGAATTACCTTTAACTCCAAAAGCTATTGTAAAGCCTACTCAGAAAGCTGTAAAAAAAGCATTAAAAGCCGCAAAATCAGTAGTAAAACAATTTGATATTGGTAAAAAAGGAGGTCTATATCAAGATGGTGTTGCTACCGTAGCAGAACTTAGAGAATTAGCTGAAGCATTGAATTTGACTGTTTATGTTTCTAACAGTGTGGCAGAAATGAAAGCTACAGATAAAAAGTTAGGAGAAAGGTACGATCCAAACAGGAGAGGTTATCACCTACGCAAAAGCGGTCAAAAGGGAATCATTCATGTTAAAAACACTTCTGATTTACAATTTTTAATTACTTTTGCTCACGAAGTATCACACGCTTTAGAATCTAGAAAATTAAATTATAAAAATGATTTTTCAGGAGCTAGTGCATCTGGAAGACTTGAATTTGGATCGCACCCAAAAGCAAGTAAAGCATTAGGAACTAAAATGCCAATTTTAGAAAATTCTTGGCGCGAACTAATTCAAAAAGAAGTAGCTGAAAATAAACATTCTGTAATTAAAGCTGAGATTGATAAATTACAAGATCAATTAAATGTATTTGTTGCCAGAAGACCATCACTAGGTACACAAGCAGTAAGACAAAGTGGATACAGAGATTTTTATCAAATGCTTGCAGATCCAGAAGCGGGAAGAAGATTTGAAGAGTTATCTAAATCAAGACAAGACAAAATAAAAAAGGAATATCTAGGAGAAGGTGGCCGCCAAAGAAAATACAGACAGTACAAGAAAAATTCTCCAGAGTTTGCAGTAGATCCAGTATGGGTTTATTTAATCAATCCAACTTTTATGAAAGAGAATTTGCCTGAGACTTCTAAGGCAATACAAACATTTTTTAATCAAGACAAATCACATTTTCCAGTAACTTTTCAAGCTAATCCTGTAGTGACAATACTTGCAATTATTATGGCTGGTATTGCGGCTAGAGAAGGCTATGAAGAAGATGAAGAAAGTGAAGTAAACCAACCCCCGTCTAATCAACCATTACCTGAGAATATGGGGATTCTTTCAGTATAAATCCACATAAGGAGAGTTATGTGAACGCTAAATCTTTAGATTTAATACGTTATTTAAATGCAATACAAACAGTAATTGATAGCAATTTAATTTCCGATTCTGACCGCTTAAAAATTTTTTCTGAGTTAAAAGCAGAATTACCGCCCACTATGTTTTGTCCATCGAGTCTATGGACTAGGACAATCATAGAAGAAATTTTAGGAGGAAAAATAGCTGATGCAAAAAAGGAAACAACGAGCAAAAGCAGTCAAAGTATTAAAAGTCCCAAAGAACTCAAGAAAAGGAACCTCAAACCACCTAGTAAAACTTCAGCAAACACCCGAAGGGAGAGAGCAGTTAGCTAAGTGGGCAAAACTACCTAAAAAAGCGGGTCGTCCTAGAGGAGTTCCTGATGGGTTTACGCGAGAAACTATTGCACCAATCAAAGCTGAAGCCCAAATTTACGCTAAAAAGGTAGTCGAAATTATGAGTGATAAATACATCATTGAAGACCAGTATCAAAAAGAGGCATTGACCACAGCCGTAGAACTTATGCGAATGGAAGGTCAAGCAAGAGAAAGACTTGCGGCCGCACGTTTGGTTTTAGACTTTACTAAGTCAAAACCCGCTACTAAATCCGATGTTTCAATTTCAAAGGCTGAAGATTTTCTTGCCTCTTTACTAGAGGAAGAGAAAAAAGATGGAAAAGAGACTAGCGAAAATACGTAAAAGGCTATTAGACGAATTTAGTTTTTATTCAAAATCAGCATTAAAAATACGAACAAAAGAAGGCAATATTGCACCTCTAAAACTTAATGCGGCTCAAGAAATTTTAGATAAAGCTGTGACAGATCAATTATCTACTGAAGGTAAAGTAAGAGTAATTATTTTAAAAGCTAGACAACAAGGTTTGTCCACTTATACAGGTGGTTATCTTTATTTTTCAGTAAGTCAAAAAACAGCCTGTAAAGCGATGGTAATTACTCATCACGCAGATTCTACTAGAGCTTTGTTTGATATGACCAAAAGATTCCATGAACATTGCCCAGACATCTTAAAACCTCATACTAAATATTCTTCACGAAGAGAAATGAATTTTGACGTTTTAGACAGTAGTTATGTTGTTGCAACTGCGGGTGGAGACAGTATCGGCAGAGGAGAAACTTTAACTCACGTTCATGCAAGTGAATTAGCTTTCTGGCAAAAATCAACTAGCTTGGATAATTGGAATGGATTGACTCAAGCAGTACCAAATTCAAAAGGTACAGCTATTTTTGTGGAATCTACAGCCAATGGAGCTACTGGTATTTTTGCGGATTTATGGCGAGGTGCTGTAGATGGTAGCAATGGTTTTGTTCCTGTTTTTATTCCTTGGTTTGTTGACCCAGAATACAGAGAAAAAGTACCTGAAAATTTTGAAAAAACACCAGATGAAATTGCTCTTTCAGATCTCTACGAATTAGACAATGAGCAACTTATGTTTAGAAGAAGAAAAATAGCTCAAAATGGTATTGATTTATTTAGACAAGAATATCCAAGTGAGCCAGATGAAGCCTTTCTAACTACTGGTAGACCCGTATTTAATCCAGATCAAATCAGTAAACTACTTAACAAAACTAGAGATTTAAAAGAAAGACTAGCTCTTGAATCTGACGATTGGGAAAACAATGCTAGAGGAGAGCTAAGTACATATTTACCTCACGATGAGGGTGAAAGGTATGTAATCGGAGCCGATGTTGCTATGGGACTTGTTGGGCGCGGTGGAGATTATTCGGTTGCTCAAATTTTAGATTCAAAAAAGAGGCAAGTAGCTGTCTGGAGAGGACACGCTCACCCAGATTATTTTGCAGAAGTATTGTATAGGCTTGGAGAATATTATAACGAGGCTTACATTATTGTTGAAAATAATAATCACGGAATTCTAACTTGTACCCGTCTTGGGAAAGATATGGCATACCCTAACTTTTTTACTGAGCAAGTAATTGACAAGATAACTGATAGAGAAACGACAAAATTAGGATTTACAACTTCTAGTAAATCAAAGCCTTTAATTATTGATCAACTTAGAGCTTCAATGCGGGAAAATGAAATAGAAGTAAATTGTAAAGTCACTTTGCGAGAAATGTTGACATACATAGTTACAGAGAACGGTGCTATGCAATCGGAAGCTGGGTGTTTTGATGATTGTGTAATTGCATTAGCTCTTGCTAACCATATACACACTGGAGCTTGGACTCCTGTGGAATCCACAGAATCTTTTTATATTGAGATGATATGACTATGACTAAAACTGAAGACTACAAAAAATTAACAGACACAGAGATAGTCGCACTAATAGATGACAACGTGTCTCGCGCTGTAGGATATCACGATAGCGAATTGAGTAGGGAAAGAGCAAAAGTAATGGATTACTACGCTGGAGACAAACCTAAACCAGTACATGATGGTAATTCAAAATATGTATCTATGGATGTACAGTCAAGCGTAGAGGCAATGAAAGCGGCATTACTAGAAACATTTTCCGCTGGAAACAAAATAGTTAAATTTTCTCCACAAAACGCTGATGATGTGCAGATGGCTAATGTGTGTTCTGAATACACAGATTATGTTGCTCACAGACAAAATGACCTCTATTCAATCATGTCCTCAGTTATTCACGATGGGCTTATTGCTAGAGCGGGAATATGTAAAGTTTTTTGGTCAGAGCAAAGTGAAACTGTTTCTGAATATTTTGAATCATTAACTGAAAATGAGCTAGACGTTTTGATTGCACCAGATAACGTAGAGCTTGGAGAAACAGAAGAAGATGCTCTAGGTCTTATTACTGGTGAACTAAGAGTTACTAGAGATACAAGTCAAGTAGTAATTGAAAATGTAGCACCCGAAGAATTTCTTATTGAAAATCAAGCTAAATCTTTGGATTCAGTTTTGTTCTGCGCTCATAGAACTAAAAAGACTCTTTCAGATTTGCGTAGGGATGGATACAACGAAGAACTCCTATCTAAGATTGGAGATCATGGAGATGTAACTTTTGATTCTGATCCAGAAGTTTTGTCTAGGCATGATTCTATAAATGACGATAGAGGTACAAATAATTCGCAAGGATACCAAGATCAGATACGTTCCGTAATGTGTATGGAAGTGTATATTGAGTTAGATGTTGAAGGCACTGGAGTAGCAGAATTATACAAAGTAATAAAAGCGGGTAATGTTTTACTGGACAAAGAAAAAGTCAACCGAAAGCCATTTATTACCTTTGTACCTTTGCCTACTCCCCATGCGTTCTACGGTCAAAACTTTGGCGCAAATTTAATACCAACTCAAAACGCTAGAACAGTTCTTACTAGGTCAATTCTTGATCACGCTATGATAACTAATAATCCTAGATATCAAGTCTTGAAAGGAGGATTGACCAATCCCAAGGAGTTAATTGACAACCGTGTTGGCGGTTTGGTTAATGTAACGAGACCAGACGCAATAAGTCCTATGATGCAGTCTCAATTAAATCCTTTTACTTTTCAATTATTGAATTTATTAGAGTCCGACAAGGAAGAAAATACAGGTGTTTCTAAACTTTCACAGGGATTAGATAAGAACGCTCTTTCTAAGCAGAATAGCGCAACAATGGTAGAGCAGTTAGCAACTATGTCTCAACAAAGACAAAAAATAATTGCTCGTAATTTCTCTAACCAATGGCTAAAACCTTTGTACCAAGAAATTTATCAATTGTGTTTAGAATTTGAAGATCAAGAAAAGGTAATTGATATAGGCGGTGAGTACGTCAAAATTAAACCTAGTGATTGGGCAGACAAAAGAGATGTAACTATTGAATTAGCTTTAGGTTATGGCGAACAACAACGTGAAGCTCAAAAGTACATGGCAATGCACCAGCAATTCGCTAATGATCCAAATCTTGCAAAAATGTATTCACCTCAAAATCAATACGCGGTTATGGCAAAAGTCATGGAGTTAAATGGAATTAAAAATGTTACTGAGTATTTAACTAATCCTAATGACTTACCACCAGAGCAACCAGATCCAGCCCAAGAGCTTCAATTAGAAATGATGAAGAAGCAACTTGAAATGCAAGAGAGACAAACAGCTATTGGAGAGATGAAAGCTCAAATGCAAGCTCAAAATGCTCAAATGAAGTTAGAGCTAGATAGAATGAAAGCTGAAAATAGCTTTGCAATTCAATCTGACACTGTAGATCTAAAAGAAGCTCAATTAAATCATAAGAAACTAATCGACAGTGCTGAATTGGTTCTTGCTCAACAAGCAGACGAGATAACAGCAATTGCAAGTCCAAATGCTTAGTTATGAAGATTTTTTAACTAAGACAGGATTTACCGAAAAACAACTACAAACACTTTCTACAAATACAAAAGACTTAATACCTTTTGAAAAACCTTATCCAATAGAAATAAGAAAATCTTCTATTCATGGTAAAGGTCTTTTTACTACTAAAGCTATTAAATCTGGACAAATTGTTTGTAGTGCAAGAATAAAAAACAAAAGAACTTCAGGTGGTAGATACATTAATCACTCTGGTAGTCCTAATGTTTTTTTAAAGCAACAATCTAGTAATTTTTATTTTGTTGCATTAACTGAAATAGAAAGCGGAAGTGAATTAACTGCTAACTATTTTGAAAATTTAAAACTCATAAGGAGAGTTAATATGAATGAAGAACAATTAATTACTTTAGGAAACGATTCTGAAAATTTACTAAAAAACGAAGGTTTTATAAGAGTAATCAATTTAATGATGGATTCCTCTGTACAAAATTGGGCGCAGTCTGAATACGAAGACACTACTAAAAGAGAACAAAGTTATTCACATTTTAAAGCTCTTTCAGACGTAATTGCTACGCTTAATCAGAATGTAACTGTAAGAGATCAAATTAACGACAAAAACGATGAAGAATCAACCCCAACTGAAGAGGAGTAAGCACTATGTCTGCGGATAACGTGCAAAATACTACAACTCAGCCCCCTGTTCAGCAAGATCTAGATTTAGATGGAGCGGCAGAAAGCATACTGAGTAACTGGACGGACGCTGATGAAAATCAGCCATCTGAAGAAAGTAACGAAGAGGCAACGGAAGAATCTACTGAGGAGACTGAAGTAGAGGAAACCGAAACAGACGAAGATCCTGAACCAGAAGAGGAAGTAGAGTCTGAGAGTGACCCTGAAGAAGACGAAGAACCTGAGACTGAAGAAGAAACTACAGCCGAATTATCGGAAGACACTGTAGTTGAAATTTTAGTTGATGGAGAATCAAAACAGGCATCTATCAAGGATTTAAAAAGGCTCTATGGACAGGAAAAAAGTCTAACGCAAAAGTCTCAACTAATGGCTAACGAGAGAAAAAAAGCCAATGAAGCCTTGCAACGAGCAGAGGCATCATTACAAGCTATGTTGAATCGCGCTGAAGAACGCTATAAGCCTTATGCTGAAGTGGATATGCTAGTGGCATCGAAACAGATGAATACGGATGAATTTGCGGCTTTACGTGAAGAAGCAAGGGCGGCAGAAAGCGATTTGAAATTTTTACGCGAGGAAGCAGATACTTTTTATAAAGATATGCAAGTACAAGCACAAGAGCAACAACGTGAAAGTGCTAAAAGTTGTGTAGAAACTTTAAAAAAAGATGTACCTAACTGGTCTACTAAATTGTATGACGAGATTAGACACCATGCGATAAAAAATGGTCTACCAGCCGAAGCGGTAAATAATTACACAGATCCAAGTGTTATTAAAATACTGCATAAAGCAATGATGTTTGACAAAACAAGACAGGTAGCCAAAGTGAAAAAAGCAAAAGCCCCCGCAAAAGTTCTTAGGAGTACAAAAGCACCGCCATCTAAAACTGATCAAAGACTCAGCAAGCAGAAAGCCGCGCAAGATAGACTCCGAAGTTCACCAGAAGCAAGTAATGATCTCGATTCTATAGCAGAAGCACTCATGGCAAATTGGGAACTCGATTAGCTGTAATTTTACTTTTTAATTATAGGAAATAATGATGACACAGTTAATCTCATACAACGTAACTGGGCAAGCTGAAGATGTCTCTAACATTATCAGTTCGATATCTCCAACTGCCACACCTTTTCAGTCAATGATAAAAACTGAAAAAGTTCATGCTAGAACATTTGAATGGCTAGAGGACTCTTTACGCACAGCCACAAATACCGCGCTAGTCGAAGGAGCTAGTAGTTCAACTACAGCAATAGGTCAGCCTACCGCAAGATCTAACACCACTCAGATAATTGGTGAAAGTTTCGCTGTCAGTGCTACCTCAGACGCGATCAAGACATACGGTAGAGCGCAACAAACAGCGTATGCACTAGCCAAGACCCTAAAAGTTTTGAAGCTCGATTTAGAAGTAAGTATGTGCGGTGTATCTCAAGCGGCAGTAACAGGAGATGCTTCAACTGCTCGTAAGATGGCTTCCATTGATCAGCAAATAAGCACAACTGTAGATGCTGGAAATTCAGCAACCGATGCTCTTACAGAAGCAAAAATATTAGAACTTGGTCAAACTCTTTACACGGCTGGTAGTGAGCCTTCAGTGCTAATGATTAAACCAGCGGATTCTACAATTATTGCTGGTTTTGCATCTAGTTCTAACCGTCAGAGAGACATTGCGGATAAGTCTACATTAGTCAATACAATTGACGTACTGGTGACTGCTTTTGGTCAATATAAGGTCGTCCTTAACAGGTCACAGACTACAGACCAAGCGTATTTGATAGATCCGTCCATGTTTAAGCAAGCTACTTTACGACCATTTACAAGAACACTCCTTGCAAAAACAGGAGACTCAGATTCTCATCAGGTGATCGGGGAATTCTCTGTAAAACATAGTAACTTTGGAGACTCAGGAAGAATTACTGGTCTTTCATAAGTTTATTTAGCTTGTACCTATTGTGGGGGTGGTTCGAGAGATTGCTTTTTGCTCTCCTTAACTTTTTCTCGTTTCTGCCCCCACTTCATTATTTAAGGAGTTATTTATGAGTGGTTTAACCCCTCGATGGTTTGATGTTCAAAACAGAATTTTAAACACCCAAGGCGATGACATTGTTATTAAAAAAACTCAAGAAATACCAAAATCTTTTTTAGACACTTTAAAAAGAGAGAGAGAAGATTCTTTAAATAAAAAGGAAGGAGAATTTATGCGTGTTGCTTCTGTACCTGTACAAGTACATGAGCAATGGCTAAAAGAAGGTTTTAACATGATGGAGGAATCACCAAAGGCAATTTTGTCGAGGCTAAATAGTCAAGATCTAAATGCCTTCATCACAACTAAAAAGAAGGTATAAATTATGAATAAGGGCAACCTAAGATCTCATTTTAAAGCTGTCCTCAATCGTAGCGACATTACAGATGCACTTGCTGATACCTTCATTGATCAAGGCATAGCAAGAATACAAAGATCTTTACGAATACCATCAATGGAAAAAAAACATACATATACAATTTCGTCTTCTACAGATTCAGTAGTAATTCCTTCAGATTTTTTAGAAGCAATTGATATTTATTTTGATGGAAAAGTATTAGCTCGATTACCCATGCGAGATATGCAGTCTCTTAAAAAAAATGCACATAATGGAAGCCCACTTTATTTTAGTAGAGAGCAAGGAAATTTTTTACTTTACCCTTCGCCAGCAAGCGGAACTTTAGTTATTAATTACTATGCAAGCTACGCAATAATGGTTGCTGATACAGATGAAAACGTCTTAGCTTCTATTGCCTCAGATTTAATTATTTATTCTGCGCTGACTTATGCAAGTGATTACTACTTGGATGAAAGATCTGTTGTTTTTGATAATAAATTTAGTCAATTTATGCTTGAACTACAAGAGCAAGCAAATGATCAAGAACTCACAGGAACTTTGCAAAAAGTTAGGCCAGCCTATCAATTGGATTATTAAGGAGTCCCTATGGCTAAAAGTTCATTTTTTACTCAAAGTGGCGTGTCTTCTTCGAGTTCATCTTCTACTCAAAATAATAATAGTACAACTTCGTCAAGTTCATTTTTTACCCAAAGTGGAATAAGTCCAACTTCTTCTGTATCCATACAAAGTAGTATTGACGCGGCAAAAAGTTTCGCTACTCAAGCATCAAACTCTTTAAGTTCTTTGACCAGTGTGGCTTTGCTTAAAGCGAACAACCTTAGTGGAGTCGCTAGTGTCTCCTCCGCGAGAACAAACTTAGGATTAGGGACAGCGGCCACTACGAGCAGTAGTGATTATTTATCAGCGACATCTAATCTTGATGGCGGTCAATTTTAAAATTTTAATGAGGATTAAACATGGCACAAACTATTCAAATCAAAAGAAGTACAAGCAATGCGGCTCCAAGTTCATCTTTAGCGACTGGAGAATTAGCATATAGTTTTCTAGGAACTTCACATAAGTTATATATAGGCGATGGTACAGATAACCATGCAATAGGTGGTAAGTCATTTACAGATAAAGTAAATGCCGCTACTGCTTCTAATACTGCCAGCGTTATTGTTATGCGAGATGCTAATAAAAACATCAATGCTGATAAATTCCAAACGCCTAGTGGCAACTCAGATGATTGGAATACAGCCGCAGGGTACGGTAATCACGCTACGCAAGGTTACTTAACCTCGCACCAAGATATTTCAGGAAAAGTAGATGCCGCTGGAGATTCGATTACAGGAGATTTATCTTTTGGAGACAATGTAAAAGCATCTTTTGGTGCATCTGGAGATTTAAAAATATTTCACGATGGAACATCAAATCCAAATGCTTCGATGATTGAAGAAAGTGGCGCTGGTAATTTAATAATAAAAGGCTCCAATATTGAAATGCAAAGTAGCACTGGCGATCTGTATGGTCAGTTTGTTCAGGGTGGAGTAACTCAGCTTTATACAAATAACATTGTATCTTTAATCACTACTGCTGATGGAATTACAGTTAAGGACAGTGCTGGTGCTGTAGGTACAGTCAACGGTAAAATTTCTACTTTATCTAATCATACGACTAATGATCTTTCTGAAGGAACTGGAGCCAGTGCAAACCTTTACTATACAAATGCCCGTGTAGATACTCGTGTTGACACAATTTTAAATCACAGCAATCACGTTAATATAAGTGCGGCTAATGGAAGTAATGGAGAAGTAATACTTACTGCCGCATCTCAGTATGGTGATTCAAATGTCACAAACTTACTTGCCAACGCGGCAACCGTAAACTTTACTCATTTTACCTTTCAGGGTAGCACCCTTAAATCTGGCGGTACGATGACTCTAGATCCAGCCGCACACGTAGGCGATTCAGGTGCGGTTGGTACTGTAGTTATTGAAGGAGATCTACAGGTCAAAGGAACTACCACCACTATAGATTCCAACACGGTCGCAATAGGTGACAGCGAAATTTATCTTAATTCTGATTTAGCCAATAATACGGCTCCTTCTCAAGACGCTGGTTTTAGAGTAAACAGAGGTAACGCCAATGCAGTTTATTTAAATTGGGACGAAAGTGCTGATAATTGGATGTTGAATGATGGTAGCACTAGCTCAGTAATTACTCACAGTAATAGCACTATAGATGGCGGCACTTTCTAATAAGGAGTAGTAAATGACTCAAACAATTTTATTAAAAAGGAGCGGTAGCTCTAGCGATACCCCTTCCTCTTTGAGTTATGGTGAGCTTGCTCTAAATTATGCAGATGGTAAATTATTTTATAAAAATTCATCTGGAAACATAGTTGAATTTACAACTACTAGCGGCTCCTTCCTACCCTTATCAGGCGGCGTTCTCACAGGCAACCTATCTCTTGGCGATAACGTCAAGGCTCAGTTTGGTGCGGGTAATGATTTACAGATTTATCATACTGGCACAGAGTCAATTATAGCTGATACAGGTACAGGTCATTTATTTGTAAGAGGTCAAAATTTACTGCTACAAAACGCTGATGGTTCAAAGGCATACTTCTCAGGAATAGGTGATGTAGCAAGTCTTTATTATGGGACTTCAGAAAAACTAGCCACCACCTCCACAGGCATAGACGTAACAGGCTCAGTTGTAGCCGATGGGCTTACTGTAGAAACAGCAACTGGAACTGCTACGCCAACACCTAGCCAAATAACTATAGCAACTTCATCAGCAGGTGGAAATTGGTCTGAAACTGACCCGTGGGGACGGTTAGCTTTTTACAGCGCGGACACTTCCGCTGGTGGTGCAAAAGAAGAAGCAACATTAGACGTAGTTGCGGCTCAAGCGGTTGGTGGTGTTTCTGACTTTTTTGTAAAGACGTATAACTCCGGCTTAAAGAATAGAATAAAAGTAGGGTATCAAGGCGATGTGTCATTCTACGATAGTTCGGGGTCAAATCAAAAGCTGTTCTGGGATAGTTCTACCTCTCAATTGTTTCTTGGCGCTACATCTGCTTCCGCTTTAAATAGCTTTGGTGATGATTTAGTTATTTCTAATACTGCCTCTGGAACTGGCGCAGGAATAAGTATTATAGCTAACGCTACTAATGGGTATTCTAATTTGTACTTTGGAGACACCGCTGATGGCGATGTTGGTAGAGTGCAATATAACCATGCTGACAATTCGCTTACGTTTAGAACAAACACGCAAAATGCTTTAGTTATTGACTCCTCTCAAAACGCCACATTCTCAGGTAGCGTGAGTGCGACAGAAGTTAAAGTCGGTAATTTAGTGAACAACGGAACAATTTCAGCAAATGCGGTCAGCGGTAAACAAGCCCTCACTGCAAAAGTTAATAATAACGGAAACAGTATTTTCCAAGGCTTTAACGCTAGTGATGCTCTGATAACTCAAATTACTGGGGCAGGTGTTTTAACTCATAATGGTAATGCGATAATTTCAGGTAGCGTGACAAGCTCAGGGCTTGAAGTAAATGGTTCAAGATTTTTTGATAGTGATTACAATATTACTTACTACAGAAAAGCAAATCACACTGCGCTCGGATATCAACTGTTTAGAGATAATGGCATAAATTACTATGAGTGGAATAGTGGTGGAACGCATTCTCACGATTTACAGTTTTTATCAAACAACTCGCCTGTTATGCAGTTATCAACAAGTTATAACGTGAATATTCCGAATGGTGGATTGGCTATAGCTAAAACGTCCGCACCAAATGCTCTACTTGACATAGATACTGGAAGTGTAAGTGCCTCCCCCTCTGCTAGATTTAGAAGAAATCATGGAGCGCAAGCGTTTCAACAATTAAGTGGACTTTCTTTTTATTGGAATACTAGCGGTGGACTTCAAGATAACACTATTGTTTATGGAGCATCCACACACTCAAGTTTAAAGTTTACACACGCAACTGGTTCAGCGTTTCACGATAGATTAACTATCAACTCATTAGGGTCGGTGGGTATTGGTTGCTCACCAGTTACTCTTAAATCTTCAACAACCTTACAAGTCTCAGGTAATGCAAAATTAGGTGATGACAACGGACGAGGCTTATTGTCTTTAGGTGATATTAACTCTACTGGTGCTAACGTAGGAATTTGGCGTGGTGCGGCAGGAGCATACGCAGGTGTAGGTAACTACTTAAATCTTGGTGGTTATGACGGTATTACTTTTACAACTGGCGCATCTGAAATTGCGTCTCAAACAGAGAGACTCCGCATCAACGCTGACGGCTCATCAGTCTTCTCAGGCGATATCACACTGTTAGGTGATAAAGATATACATCTAACAGCAACAAATCCTAACTCTGGATCAGCTTTTCAATATGGCGAAATTACGTTTGGCGACAGTACCTCTGGTCAATTTGCTAACCACGCTAAGATTATTTCTAAAGGTAATTATGCAAATAATTCAACCCTAGAATTTCATACATCAACCAACAATTCATCACCATTAAATATGAAATTAGATCAAAGCGGCAATTTGAATTTGATCAATGGCTCACTTATGGTCGGAAGTACCACTGCGGCTAGTGCAAAAGTCCATATTGACGGAGCAACATCATCGGGATTGTTAAAATTAGATGTAAATGCAGGAGTTACAGGAAATATTTTATTTAGGAAAGACGACTCAAGAAACACTTCATTAGTTGAGTGGACTATTCAACATAAAAATGATAATCAAGATTTTATTATTTATGGGTATGACGGGACAACTTTTAAAAATTTAATAGAATATGATTGGTCAGCAAGCACTACAAAGCTTGGATCAGGCAATGCAACTATTCCAAACGGTGGGCTAACTGTTAATGGGACTATTTCTAGTGGTGATATATCAATTGTTGGTCAATCTTCTGGAGTTGAAGGTGGTCAAATTAATTTACTTGGTGTCGGTTCTATTGAAGATATACGCGTTGATAATTATGACGGTATTTTTAGAATATTTGATGCGTCAAATCCGCAAGTAAGATTGTCTTTAGATACATCTGGTAATGGTACTTTTAGTGGTCAATTAGAGGCAAAATCATTAAACCTTGCTCATGGTTATCAATCTGATCCCATAGAAGGCAATCGTTTTACGTGGATGTATACGAGCGCGGTAGCTACTGATAATAATTGGAAAAAGGTTGCTGATGTAACTGTAAGTACAGGCTCTTACAAAGCATTGTTGATGAATGTTGAAGCTCGTTCAATTAATACAAATTTCGGACACGTTACTAGCACTGAAATTTCACAATATGAAATTACTTTTTACCGTAGCGCATTAACACAAGATGGTGAAGATAGCGCAAGTGTTGAAGGGTACGATACTACTAACCATCAATTAAGGGTTGTAAAAACTGCGACAGGTGTTTATGAATTACAAGCTCTACAACTAGATAATTACAAAGATTTAATTTTAAATATACAAGTTGAGAGTACAAATAACGGTGCTGTAACATTTACAGATTCTATCGTTAATGGAACAACCACAGGTACTTTTTACACAGCTGCCCAATCCTCAGTAGGTAATAAACATTTATTTAACAGAGTAAAAACAAGTGAGCTAACGGTTGCGGGTAGCGTGAATGCCACAGAAGTTAGAGTTGGCAATTTAGTAAACAACGGAACAATTTCAGCAAATGCGGTTAGCGGTAAACAGGCACTTACTGCAAAAGTTAATAATAACGGAAACAGTATTTTCCAAGGCTTTAACGCTAGTGATGCTCTGATAACTCAAATTACTGGGGCAGGTGTTTTAACTCATAATGGTACAATTACAACTACTGGTAGTTTGTTTGTTGATGCGCCTTCTGGTAATCCGGATATTACTCTTAAAACAGCAGGTGCAGGTAATAACCCTTTAATAAGAATACAAGCCGCTACTAATTATTGGGATATTCAAACCATCTTCTCAAATAC